CCCCTTCGTATGTGGTGTTGCCTGGCCTGCCTGCGTATGCGAATGCGCCTGCTGCGGCGTAGGTGGTCGCGGGTGTGTCGTCGCCGGCGTAGGTGAACGCTGGGGAGTCGTCGCCGGTGTAGGTGAAGCAGACTGGTTCGGTGCCGGCGGTTGTGTACGTGATGGTGAGCGGTCGCGTGAGCGACGATCTGCGGATCGCGAACCCCGCGGTCGCGTAGATGATCGTGAGCGGGAATGTGCTGCTTGACGTTTTCTTGGCGTAGCCGACGGTTGTGTATCCGGCGGACAGGTTGAGCGTTGTGGCCCCGTACTTTGTGGCTCCCGCTATGTCGCCGGCGGTGGTGTAGCCGATCGTCAGTGGTCGTGTGACGCTCCCGGTTTTCTTCGCGAACGCTGCTGTCGTGAACGCCATCGTGAGCGGCCGTGTGACCGACCCCGTTTTCTTGGCGAACCCGGCGGTCGTGTAGGTGAAGACGATGGGGAACGTCGCCGAGCTCGTCTTCTTGGCGAACCCGGCGGTGGTGTATCCGATGTTGAGGGCGGTTGCGGTCGCCCCCGTCTTCTTCGCGAAGCCCGCTGTCGTGAATCCGACAGTCAGTGGTCGGGTGACGCTCCCCGTTTTCTTCGCGAACCCTGCGGTCGTGTATCCGACGGTAAGCGCCATCGTCGTCGACCCGTACTGGGTGGTTGGCCCGGTCGTCGGCGTGAGCCCCCCGACGATGATGCCGCCTACGTTGCGAAGCCGTGGCCCCCGGTACGGTTGGGTTGGTTGTCTAGCCACGGTAGTAATCGCCGATCAAAGGTGGCTGCACGTTGAGCAAACCGAGGGTGAACGTGGGGTCGATCGCAACGGGGTCGAGGATCGCGGCGACGAGCACACCAGCGGCAGGCATTGTCGAGTTGAAGTCCTGGGTGACCGTGCCGGTTGCGCCAGCCGCCGAACGGGTTGCGTCAAAAAACCAGCCTGTCGCGTCAAGTCCCGTGGGAATCGTAGAGAAGTGCCGTTGCGTGAAGGACGACGGATCAGTAGCGACAACCGACACCATCGACGCCGACGCATTATCCGAGCCGACACCAACTACGGCGACCAACTGATTGGCTTCCGACGACGTGACTCCCGTTGACGCGATCGTGTCCGTCAAATCCGCCGAAAGGATCGAAGCAGCGAACGGAGAGCCCGACGTGATCGCACCCCGTATCGTGTGGATCTGCGCGTACTTGTCAGCGGACGTTGCAGTCCAGTCGCACAACGGATTCGTTTCCGCGCCCGACGCCGCCCGCAACCAAAACACGTAGGTGCGCCACCCTGTTACGTCGATCGGCCCATGCAACAGCGTCCACCCGGACGGTGTTGAGCACGTGTTCGTCAGCACCCGGTTCGCGGTAATACAAATCAGGATGTCGTCAGCGGCGTGCGTCGGAATAACGGGCGTAACATCAGCGGTCGTCAATGCCCCGAGCAGGGTGCCGGACGCTTGCCAAGCAGCCATCTACCAGCGTCCTATTCCCGACACAACGTGCAACGTCTTCGGAGAGTTCGTCTCGGGCGTCCACGACACCACCGATCCAAACGCGATCCCGATAAACTCCCTCGCCGTCGCGTCAGCGGCAGTCCAGTCGAGCGTGTAGCCGTCAGCATCCAAAGACGTGAGGCTCGCCTCCGCATCAGTCGTCGCAGGATTAGTCACATGCTGAAACACCCTTGTCGTTGACAGCCAACTGTTCGCATCAGTCGTCGCCAAATTGTCAGTCGCCACCATCGACGTTGACCCGACCGACGTACCATCAGTACCCCCAACCGTGATCTTCGCCTGAGTCGCAACAAGAGAAGCGTTAGTCGCTCCGTTCGCACCAAACAAAAACAGTCCTACGGGAGAGAACCCCACACCCGTCTTAGATTTCGTTCCCGCAGAAGTCTTCTGAGTTTCCACATCAACGGAATACTGCCCGCCCTTCAAACACAAATACAAAAACTGACTTTGCGTTGTGCGAGCAGAGAAGTTCAACGTGAAACCATCGGCGTCCATTGACGTAAAAGTAGACTGGTTGTCTAGAGTGTCAGCCGACGACGTAATGCTTGCGGACGTAACGCTCGCCGCCTGATAGTTACCCGTGTTCGAGTTAATGACGTTCTGATCCCTTAAAGCAGTAGTCGCTGACTTGGAAGCCGTGAAAGCAGAAATACTAATGTTCGCTGCCGTGTTCGCGGAATCAATCGCCGTGTTGTTAGCTGTCAACATCAAAACAAAGTCAGGAATGAAACCCACTCCCGTAATGGCCTTAGATCCCGATCCCGCCGAAGGCTGAGATCCCCCCACGAAAGCGTTGCTGATGTCGGAGCCCCCGAGAGCTAAATAGTGAACGACGACCGCAGCACTTGTACCAGGAACCGTGAGGGCAACCGTGAACCCGTCCGGATCCATAGAAGTCAAATCCAATGTCATTTCCGGAGTACCACCCGGAGTCATCTTCGGAATAAGACATCTGTTTGAACTAAGAAGACGGACGTTCTGTGTCGTCGGAACCGTCACCGCGTCAGCAGAACCTATCGTCAAACACTTCCTCTGAGACGACGAAGTAGCGAACCCGACCGACAACTTACCTTGCGCTGCGTTCCCCGTCGCAGTCTGCTCCGAACACCAAAAAATGATGGCTTTAGGCTCAAAGCCCACTCCAGTAACGGCCACTGACTGCGTGGTGGTGGGCATCGTGATCGTGCCCTTCTTCACCAACAAGGTCACAGCGCCGCCGCCCTCGCATCAGCAGTTACAAACTGCATAAGCGCCGCCGACGACGATGTTTCATCATTCGTCCCAATCGATGTACACGTCACAGATTTGGCCGGTACCCGTCAACACCGAAACACCAATGCCGTTCCCAGTACCCACCGGAATCACCAAGCCAGTGTCACCGAACGTCCAAATCACACCGGCACCAGCAGCAGCACCCAGAGTCGCAACCCGAACGTTGCCCGTCTCGAACGTCGGCGTCACCGTATGCGTATTCACCGCTGTACCCGCCGCCGCAGCCGACGCCTTGTCATACGGCATCTCCGTCAGAGAAGCACCCACCGTGCCGACCGCCGTATACCGACGCAACGCAATCGCCACAGCCGTCACAGTTGTGTTGAACACACCGATCTCACGGATCTTCAACGACACCGCCGCAGCCGCAAAAATCGATATGAGCGGCAACGTAGTCGAACCCGCACCCGTAGACCTCTCAGCAACCGCATACCTGGGCATCAGGCAGCCAAAGTCCCGAGCGTGATGTCCAAGTCGCCGATCGCGATCTCGAACGTGTCACCAGCAGTCATCGCCCGAGCCACATTCAGATCATCCGAGCCGAGGAACGTGCCGACAGTCACCGCATCCCAAAACGACACATGAGAGAACGTCTCGGTTGTCGAAACGGCCGTCCACGTCAACGCCGCCGAATTAGTGATCGCACCCGACGCCGCAGCCGAAAACGTCACCGCCTTACGAGTCGTCTCCAACGCAGCATTCGACGCACCCGACGCACCCGGATCACCCAAATGCAACTTCACGAAAAACCCAACCGGATCCGTGTACGTCACCGAACGGCAATACGCATCCAAAATCGCGTTCGCCGACGCCGCTGCAATACCTGTAGTCATCGTGTCACTCCCTTGTCATTGGATGGTCACGCCGCGCATGTCAGTCGCGCGAGTCGACATGCACGAAAACGGTGCCGGACGTCGACACAGCCGCCTGCGCAACCGTAAGCCGAAGATGGTCGTCGATCGGCACACCCTCATTCAGATATGCGGGCAACGCAGCAGTACCCCCGGCCGTCGTGTTCAACACCGGGCGCGGCTGATACTGAAACGGTGCCGCCTGGTTCGTCACGTCGAGAACGGTGCCGCCATCCGAGAGACGCGTAAACGCGAAATCTCCGGTGCCGCCGGCCGTCAACTGTGACGCCGCGTTCGGAGCCCTGATCTCGAGGATGTAGCCCGACAACGGGAGCACCGACAAAGCCGTGCCGCCGCCCCATGCGTTCGTGCTTATCACAAGCCTATGGACGGAAACGCTCACGGTCGCAACCTCCCGGTCGTAGGGTCGAAAGCGGCGGACGCCGGGATGACGATGCCGCGAAGCCTTGCCGAACGCCTGCCAGCCTTCAAGTCGTGGCGCTCCTGCCGCTCCTCCTTGTGCGCCTCCGAAATCCCGGTGCCCGGATAACGGCGCTCATACCGGTCGGCAAGCGAACTCATTGGGCGAGCCCGGGCACGCGAAGGCCCGCCCCCACCGAAGCAGGAGCGAGCCCAAGCGAACACATCACGTGCCGATCGCCATCCAGAAAGCGGTGCCGATCACACCGGACGCCGTCCCCATCTGGTCGTAGCCCTTCAGCATCAGCGTGCCGGACGCCTTCACTGACGCCGTCACCGAACTGAAGCCCGCGATCGTCCCTGCAGTCGAAGACAGCAGCCCGGAGGGTGTTGCCTGCGCATACAGGACGGTCGTGAGGCCAGTTGCGACGTCGACGGTGCCGGCGTTCGACAGCACCGCCGACCCCGCTGCCATCCGAAGGCCCGTCGCCGTCACGATCGGAGCGACGTTCCCGACATGACCCGACGACACAGACACGCCGTTCGGGAATGTTGACTCAGCCATCAGCCAAGCACCTCCCTACGCGACGTTCTGGCCCAGGAGCCACTCGTAACGCGTCCAACCGTACGAGTACCGCATGTACGCGCGGTACTTGCCGGTGAACGTGTCGAAGTCCTCCTCACGGCCGAACTCGAGCGGAATCCTGTCGTACCACCGCAATGCGTTGCGCATCGCGGTCGAGTCGATCAGGAACCAGTTGTTCGTGTCGGTCAGGTAGTTCCACACGATCAGCCGGTAGCGGCCTGCCTGCGGGTTGATCGCGTTCTGCGCCGACGTCGGGTCGAGAAGCGACTTCGTGATCTCGAGCGCCGCGTCTTCCAAGTCCGGGGGAACGAGGATCGTGTCGGGCATGATGTTCATGATGTCGCCGCGGTCGTCTGTGAGCCTCATCATCGATACGCGGGCCGCGGACACGTTCGCTTTCGTGAGGGCGGCCGTCCCGGTGTTCGACTGTGTTGTGGCGTCGTCTGCCGAGTACGGATGTGATGCGGAGCACAGGACGACGCCGTCGGCGCCGAGCGTCGAGTTGCCGTCCGCGTTCGTCGTCGACGTGAACGCGTTGTTGAAGACCGACGCCGCCGAAAGCTCTCGCTTGCGGAATGCCGAGTCGCCCAACTGTGCGGACGAGTCGAACGCGATGTCGGTCAGGTTGTCGTCGACGAGTTTCCGTTCGACGTAGAAGCCCTTCGCGAACTGGACGTGCGTGAACGTCGTCTTGAACCCCTTGTTGAGGTCGTCGTAGTTGACGCGTCCGGAGCCGTTGGCTCCGTCGAACGCCCAGTTCTTCGCTCCGAGCGCCCCCACACCGATCGACTGTTCGTCAGCGCGGCCGGAGCTACGCATCGAGAACAAAGACGGGATCGAGGACTGGACTCTGCCGAAACTCGTGTAGAACGCGTCCGACAGAGCCGGGGTGAGCAGGTCTGCCCAATGGGAAGAAACAGCCATTTCTCAGCCTCCCTACTGGGCCTTGTTGAAGAGGTGATGACCCACGTTGAACAGCACCTGGGTCTCCATGGTCGCCGACTTCGCATGCACCACGATGAACTCTTTGTTCGAGCTCGCCGCGAGGGTCTGCGCGCCGGTTGCGCCGGACAGGTCGAGTGTGGCTCCTGCCAGCCTTGCGTTCGCGTCTGCCGTCTGAAGGATGACGTCAGGGTCGACACACACCTGAATGTTGGTGACTGCCGTCACAGCGGCGACGGTCGCGGACACGATCGGGCCAACAAGAGTTGTGTCGCCCGTTGCGCCGAGATCGATCGTTCCGGTCTCGACGTTCGCGATGTCACCGAAGGACAGTGTTTCGGTGTCCTTCGCCTTCATGGTGATGATCGTGGGGGCGCCTCCGGAGAGACGTCCTGCGATCGTGAAACCTGCCATGAGCAGATCCCTTCTGTTGACGTTGCGGTGGGATGGTGCTTGGTGCCGTCCGCTCGCCTTGGAGGGATCGGGGCTTTGCTGCTACTGCTTTGTTTGCAAGGACGTCCAGTCGTCGAACGACTTGACGTCCTTCAACGCGGCGTACTGTTCCGGCGTCTTGCCGAACCGTACGGCCGCTTCGAGCTCTTCCGCCGTGAGTGCAGGAGGCGGCCCTTCTTTGCCGCCGTCGCCTGCGTTCGTGGCGGGCTTCCTTGGTGGGGCGGGTGTGCCTTTCAGGCCGGGCTCTCTCTCGATGAGTTCGGCGAGGACGTCGTCGAGGTTCGTGGGATTGTCTTCGTTGTCCCACTCGATCGTGGTGCCGTCCATTTTGAGTGCGGCGACCGCGAGCCTGGGGCTCGTGATCCCGAGTTCTTGTGCGCGTTCGCTGACTGCCAAACGTAGCGACGTGTCTTTCTTCTCGGCTGCCCACGTTTGTTCGCGCTGCTGGTAGTCGGCAACCTGGTCTGTGAGGCGTTGCGACTCCGTTTTGTCGGCGTCCTCGATCTGTTGCAACCGGTTGCGAAGCGCCTCCGCTTCCTTCGCTTGCGCCTTGTACGTTTTGACTTCTTCGCGCTGTTTGCGGATCGTCGCCATCGCACGTTCCTGATCGAACGCCTCCGGCAGATCAGCTGCCGGCAGATCGGTCTCGACGTCGGGTGAGTCCGGCGTTCCGGTCGGGTCGGGGTCTTCAGCCATCTCGGCTCTCCTGACTGGGCGCCTTGGCCCGAATGTACAAAGTGTCGACAGACGTGAACTTCATTTCCTGCCCCTTCACGAGCGTGTAGCCGTGATGATCGGGGACGGACGACCATTCGAGATCGGATTCCGCGACGACCGTCAACACAACCGCCGGCGTCTCGTCGCTCATGCTGCGGCTTTCGGCGTCTTGTAGTCGGAGCACTGGTCGTAATGGGCGGGGAGCGTCGCGCCGCACTCGACGCAAAGGGCGCGTGCTTGGCGGCCGATGTTGCGTGGCTGCCGTGGTGGCCCTGATGGGTCGAACGGTTCGTCGTCACGGTATTGGGCGGGAACGAACTCGCTGTCTGTGTGCGCTTGCGCTTGCGATCGGACAAGGCGTTCGAGGTCGTCGATTCTGCGGTCGGCCTGGTCGAATCGTTCGAGGATCAGCGTGAGCGCGTCGACTTCCGTTTGCGGTTCGGGCGCTTCGAGCGTTTCGGACGATGGTGTTTTCGGGGTGGGTGGCATCTCGCCTCCTGATAGGGGCCGCTCTCGCGGCTTGGATGGTGGTGCAAAAAGAAGAGGGGCGGTTGGCGCACGTTGCCCGAGGGCCCGTTGCCCGGCGGAAAGGAGGAAAAGAACCGGAACACGCCAACCCGCCCTACCACGGCCTCGAGCGCGGCCGAATCGATCAGCTCGTGAGGAGCGCGTCCCGCAAGGAGCGCTCGCGAATACCAGGGCCCCACACGGGCGACAACGTGTTCTGCACAAGATCGTCAAGCGCGATGCTGCCGTCCTCGTAGGCAGCGAGCTTGCCGGGCCCGAGAATCCGGAGTTTGGACGAGCCAGGTAAAGCAGCGAAGCGTTCCGCGCCCGGTGTGACGTCCAACCGGGTTTCGGGAACACCGGGGAAACCGAGATCAGCCCACGAACGCGTCCGGGGCGCCGGCGAACAACGGCAGTTCGGATGCGAGGCGAACGCCTCATCAACAGGGTGGACGGTTCCGTGCAACGCCCAGCATGCAGCACACGTGCGCGTCGACAGCTGCGCGATCCACACCCAACCTTCGAGCACATCCCGGTTCGCCTTATACGTGTCGATCGCACCATCACGGTAGGCGCCGATCGTCTCCGTACGCGCTATCCGCAACGTCCGCCACAACGGAGCCTGCAACGTGTCCCGAAGTGCTCTGGCCGTCTCGCGCGGCCCCGTGCCCGCCACGACAGCCTCCACCAGCATGTCGGCTGCCGCCGACGCTGCGTCCGGGGCGATCCGCTCGAGCAAAGAGCGCAACGGAGCACCCACGGTCGTGCGGGCAACGATCGCTTGCAACGGCAGAAACGCCGCCGGCGTCGTTGCGTTCACCAACGCGAACGCGTCCGCATGCCCTGCAGCGAACGCCCGTGCCTGGTCGGCCGTGATGCGTCCCTCGGCAAAGTCGACGTACACCTGAGTTTCCGTCAGCACCCTGCGTTCGAGGCGCTCGAGGACACCATGACGGATCAGCCATGCTTCGTCGACGGTTTCGCCGGCCAACCGTGCTGCGGCGATCTGGCCTGTCAGCCGTTCCAGATCGGCTTTGACGCGTGCCCACGCTACTCCGTATCGTCGTGCGAGCTCGCGGGCGGCGGCTTCGTCGGCTGCCAGTTGTGCCGCTCGTTGCGACGCGAGCCGCTCCGACGGCGTCATAGCGTGTCGGGGTCGGCGCGAAGTCGCGCCAACTCTTGCTCAAACGCACTCACGGTTCCAGACGCGTCCATCACGAACGCCCCCAAACATCCCCACGAACAGAAGTCCATGCGAGCAGAACCCCCGGTGATCGTCACATGAGCCCACCCCAAAAACGGGAAGCGGCCGACGTTCGGACAATCCGGCCCATCACACGAAACGGCGTCGCTCACGACCCCATCCTAGACGGGCAGTCCGCCGCGGTCGAACACAGCGCCCTGAGCGTCAGCCTTCGCCCGCGTTTCCTCAACCACGAGT